ACAGATCCTACAGTTGTAAATCCATTATTAGCTGCATTTCTTATTTTAAAATTATTACTATCTGCCGTATCAACATAAGGCATAAAAGCTTCTGGGTTTGCTGGATCAGTACCCCCAGAATTAAGTGTTTTTATTGCATCAAATACAGCGTTCATGTCACTACGGACTGAAGCACCAGAAGCATTGGCTATATTATAATCTGCAACTTGGCTCATTTAAAAAGTTTTCTCCATGTTAGCCACCTTTACCATATCCTACCGCAGAAAATGTGAAAGTTCTATTAACAGGATTTGAACCATTTTTAATAGTTACAGTAAATCCTGTACCACTTACATTAGTTACTGTAAAAAAGTCACCTGACTGTGCATTTTGTATTGTTATTCCAACAGAAGGTAAGAAGGCATTTGCACCTCCCAAACTAGAAGTACCTACAAAAAATGGATTACCAAAAATAACAGTTTTACCAGAAGATGAAGTTCCAGAAGATTGCGGAAGAGTAGATGTACTACCACCTGTCTGATAGCTTTGCTCTGTTCTTGACTCAAATTCAGCTAAAAACCCTGCTTGTTGTACGTTCAAGTTTTGTGCAACATTAGTAGTTTCCAAAATAAGCTTAAATTTAAACCTACGAGCTTTAAAAGTTCCATTAGCAAAATTATTAAAGTCATTTGCACTTCCTCCAAAAGATCCTGATGATGCTTCTGATAATGCTACCTGTATCTGAGTATTAGTTTCATCTGCTGCTGCGCCATCAAAGTTATTATCTACAGCATAATCATCCCAAAAAGAACCGCTTGGAATAAGTGTTTCTATATCTGATCCAATGTTAAAACCAACTACTCTTAATGTTCTTTTTAAATTTAGAGAAAAAACACCACCTAGATCAACTATAGATGCAAACTCATAAGTTCCTGTTGCATTTGAAGCTGGATTTGTAAGTTGTAATGCACTTGCAGAACTACTAAATGTTGTATTACTTTTTGTTCCGCTAAAAGGTGTACTTAACAAGTCTTCTCTTTGTGTTAACACTGTTTGCGAATCAGTAAGATCAGGCAGATCCATGATTACGCTTGTTTCTCCTAAAGAAAACCTACCGCCATCATCTTGAAATTTCAAAATATATTCTCCTTCAAGTGCTGGTACTACAGCATCAGTAGTGTTACCAGCAAGTGCTGTTATGAGATCAACAGAGTTTTGAAATGTACCACTACCATCAGTCAAATTACTATGTCTTACATAAACTCTACCTCCATGAATAACATCAGCGTCAACTGCTCTATCCCATCTAAGTCTTACTAATTTATTAGTAACAGGTTCTATAGTTAAATTTCTGACATTGCCCGGAGGTGTTGTTTTACCTTGTGCGTTAAAAGTTAAATCTGAAGAAGTAGCAGAAAGCACTAAACCAGCATTGTAAGAAAATACTTTAAATTCATAAACTCCAGATTCAGTATTTAACAACTCAAAATCAGTTCTAAATACAATTTCACTTACCCAGTTTGTATTGTTAAATCTATACTGCACTAAATATTGACTGACACCTGTAACTCCAACCCAAGTTAAGATTAATTTAGTGACCGCCAAAGCATTTATAACAACTGTACGTTCTAATGCTGATAAGTTACTTGGAGGGTTTTTAGGCTCATTCAATAATGATATATTTCTTGCTGGTAAACTTATTCCAGATTCTATATTTGCATATTTACCAGCTACATAAGTTAAAGCTGATATTGAATAATTAATACCATCTTGTTCTTCAACACTTACAACTCTAAAAGTCTGTCCAACTAAGGTATCACTTTCTAATAACCAAATAGTATTTACATTTGGTGTTGTTGATAATGCAGAACTAAGTGTAATAACAAGTCCTGATATACCTGTAATTGATTTTGTTTCTACAGAACCATCTGGCATTATTACGCTTATTTTTTGATTACTACCACCAAACGTGTCTAAACCTTCCTCGACATCTACTGTTATTTGAGTCGTTGTAGCAGCAGCAACTCTTCCTGATCGCCTTGCACCTCCACGAACAGGATCATTAATGGTTATTACAGAGCCGGGTCTAACTATAGCTCCAGCAGCCATAGATGTAGAAAAATTCACCACCTCAGACTCTTGATTTTCGCTAAATATTATTGCCTTCCCTAGACGCTGCGCCTGACCACGACTTGTACAGGCAAATGCTTTTACGTCTTTTTTTACTATGCCAATTTTAGATTGTAAAGCTGTATCTTCTACAATCTCAAAATCCATCTCTCTTGAATCCATATTAAAATAACTTACGCTTACAACAGAATGTCTTTGTTTTAAACTAGAACCTGTGTAATTGAATCCCTCTGATGTGACATTTGCCAAACTAAATAAATAACTAGGATCTGTTGGTCTGTCTTGTGTAATTGTTATTGAACCAGCAGACCATATTGCAATACACCTCATAACAGTTGCCAAGTCTTTAATCAAGTCGAACGCTTCTTTAGATGACTGAATATTTACATTGCAACTAAATCTTGCTTCTTGTCCTCCTTGACCATCAGATACTAATTCGTTTGCATATTTACTAGCTGCTACAAAGCTAAACAAATCTAAGTTTGCATCTGTTATATGCGTACCGAATCCATATCTTTCAGTAGTAAGTAAATCTAGCAATATCATTGCAGGGCAACTACACCATACGGCTGCGCCCATAGTTCCATTAAATATATAATTAGCTGGATACACTATTCTGCCAGTTGCATTATCAATACTTGGTGTACCAGATCCACTAGCACCAGCACCCGGTATTCTTACTTTTACACCACGAATACGAAAAGCACGTTTTGGTATAGAACTAAATTGCTCAGAATCTATCCTTAAACTGGTGTATGCACTATTTGGATAAGTAGAAGCATTATCAATTACTTCTCCAAAACTTGTCCAAGTAAAAGCATTTATTAAATTTGATGAAGTGCTATCTGCTGTAACCCTTACAACTCTTATATCAACAGGAAATGCTCCTGTAACATTTACTCTGTATTCTTTTTGATAAGCATCTGCCGTTCTACCTGTAATAGTATCTGAAATTACATCTGCATATCCTCCACTATTATATTGAACTTGTATTTTTAACGAAACAGAAGATCCAACTAAATCACCATTGTCTTCTGCTTTTTGCAACTGTGGGAATGTAATTGTTACTTTTATTGCATCAACATTAGTATTTGTTATTTGTCTTGTAACAGCAGATGATGAAGAAACTGTTACTCCAACTGCTGTAGTTGATTCACTGCTTACTATGCCGGGTATGGATGTTTGATTTGATGTACCAAATCTAGGAGTAAAACCTACATTCTGGAAATTAAAATCTGAATCGGCTGGACTAGCAGAATTAGCTGTGGATTTAAGTATTGGAGTCTCGTTTAAAAATACGTCTTTTAATGCTGCATTATTATATGCAGTTGTTCCTTTTGTTCTACCTTCTTTTGATGCTGTTGCAAAACCTTCTATTTCACCTTCTGAAATAAGATCTTGTATAGTTGCAAACTGTCTACTATTTAATGTATCAGGCGCACGATATGGAGTAGGAGGAGTAGGAGGTGCGCCACCAGAACCTCTAATATTTTTACCTGTCATGCTTGCACCTGATCCGTATCAATACCGGCCGATATTACGATTGAGCCAGTTACGACCTCTCCATATACGATAGGATGTGCAGTTCCGGCTCTGCTAGTATTTTGCACCCCAGAAAAACTAAACGATATTCTTGGATCATCTTCTGGCATATCAGGTTTTGGTATAGGGAAAAGCATTTCAGAAACACCATTTAAAACTAAACCAGCACCTATAGCACTTAGAGCAGTTCCTATCTTTGCTCCAAACCCTGTAACAATACCTCCTGTTAATTCTGCTCCAGCTTTTCCAAACAAACCAGCACCCGGAAATAAAAAACTAGCTCCTATTAATGCAGCACCAAGTAAAATTCTTCCAAAAGGACTGTTACCGCCAGCACCAGTAATAACAGGAACAATATGTATATCATCTTGACCTATAGGATTGTGCAAGTCTTCTTTATCTACATCATCTTTACCTACTAATACCTGATAATATTTATTTGCCATATATGCTTCTAATTTTGGAAAGTTAGTTACAAGAAATCTTATTGCTTCTGCTGGATTTTTTACAACAGCTTCTAATTCTTTATAACCTACAAACTCTGCAAGTTCTCCATACATTTTAACTTTCCGAAGCATAGCGATACCTCTTTCCAGTACATTTAAGCAGCCATTCGGAATATGGCTCTTTACAAGATAGTCTATCGGCTAAATGATGTAAAACCATATCGCCAAGAAAAATAGCTACATGATTTAAAGTTGGGT